CGACGCTTGCGCCGCAGGGCTTGCTCATTGAGGAGCAGAGAACCAACCTGCTGACGTATTCTGAGCAGTTTGATAATGCTGTTTGGACAAAAACCCGCTCGTCCATAACTGCTGATGCAACAACATCGCCAGATGGAACGCAAGACGCAGACAAGCTGGTTGAAGATACGGCGACCAATACGCACGACATGACATTTTCTGCTTCATTTACAAGTGGAACGGCGTACACACTTTCTATTTATGCCAAACAAGCAGGGCGAAACCTGAGAATTTATTTCCCAACTGGTGCGTTTGGTTTTGCTTTTTCCGCTGTTTTTGATTTGTCTGCCGGGACAGCAACAATAGCACTCACAGGAACTGTTGCTTCAATTACCAATGTAGGCAACGGTTGGTATCGTTGTTCTATTACACAAACAGCTACTGCGTCTGCGACTAGCACCTTTACTTTGCGTTTAATTGAAGGTGCATCAACAACTAGCTACACAGGCGACGGCACCTCTGGCATTTTCATCTGGGGCGCTCAACTCGAAGCCGGAGCCTTTGCTACCTCCTACATCCCCACCACCACCACCGCCCTCACGCGCAACGCGGATGCAGCGAGCATGACTGGGACTAACTTCTCGTCGTGGTACAACGCGGTGGAGGGGACTTTGTATGTGGAAGCAAATACGCCAGATTTTGCTGTTGCGTATGTTTTTGCAGACATAAATAGCAATTCGCTTACTAATTACATTAGACAATCAACTTCATCACTTGGAACCATTAGCCAATTTGTTGTATCTGATAGTGGAACAGCAGTAGCCTCTCCGGGTGTAGCCGTTACGCTAGGGTCTGTCAGAAAAGCGGCTGGAGCGTATATATTGAATAGCATCCAGCAAAGCGTGAATGGTTTATTGGGGACACAAGACACAAGCGCCACAATTCCGGCAGGTTTAACGCAACTTAACATTGGGTCGCGGTCAACGGGCGCAAACAATGTAAACGGCACCATCCGCCGCATCGCCTACTACCCCACCCGCCTCGCCGACACCACCTTACAGGCACTCACGGCATGAGCGACTACTACCTCCGCGCAACCACCGCCGCAGCCCTCTACAGCGCACTAGAGGCGGCAGGGGTCGTCACCCAAGGCGAGGACGGCTGGCATGTCACAGACGGCCACAGGTACGCGCTCGATGTCATAGGCGCGATCTACGCGCCGACCGGCAAGATGCTGCGAGGGAATGAGGGCGAAGTGCCGGAGATGAAACTGTTAGACGGTTTTCATGCTAATTTGCGTGTTATAAATGCAAGCAATTTTGATGCTAATATGCTTAACAAAATAGCAATCAATGTGCCTACTAATCCGGCAAGAGGGTGGGCATAAGTTTTAAGGGGTAATTTTTTATGCATTTAGAAACCGAAACCGGCGAAAACTTGGTGCAAGAGAACGGCGGCTTGCTGCTGTTGGAGTGATGAATGGCAATCGTTAAGATTTCAGACCTTCCGCTCGTAGACTCGCCGGTCGAAGGCACCGATCTGTTCGTTGTCGTTCAGGACAACGTGACGAAGAAGGCGTATGCGTCGGACATCCAAACCTATGTAGGGTTTGAGGAATTTCAGACTGCGACCGCAGGGCAGACCGTCTTCAATCTGACGACGATGACCTATGCGGCCGGCGCGAACAACCTTATGGTGTTTGTTGATGGCGTAAACCAATACGTCGGCGCATCTTACCTTGAGACGGACAACAACACCGTTACGTTCACGCAAGGACTGCATGTCGGCGCACTGGTCAAGTTTTCAACGGTGCAGACTCTTAGCACCGTAGACACTAGTTCTGAAGACATCCTATTCACTCAGGGTGGCGTTGGCGCGGTAACGCGTAGCGTGCAGTCTAAGTTGCGTGATACCGTCAGCGTTAAAGACTATGGCGCTGTGGGCGATGGAGTTGTTGATGATACTGCTGCTATTCAGGCGGCCGTTGACGCAGCAAAAACTGTGTATTTTCCCGCAGGAAGTTATAAGTTTTCGCGGATTCTTATTAGACACAACAACTGCGCCTTGGTTGGCGACGGACAGTTCCGCACGTTCTTGGTCTCCACGGTCACGACCGGCGCTGCAATCTTCAACCCCGACCAAGCCACCGTCACCCGGTACTATTGCAGCATCCGTGGGATGCAGATTTCCACGCCAAACATGACCGCCCCTTCTGGATCTAGCGTTATCGACTGGCGCTCCATCCAGTTCGGCGAGTTGAAAGACCTGTGGCTCATCGGAAACAGTGCCACCGGTCAGGCCGGCATCATCCTCGGAACAATCACTTATGGCGTGACCGAGTGTACCTACAATTACCTCCAGAACATCTACATCGGCTTCGTTGGCTATGGGGTGCTGTTCTACGACGGCGCGAACACCAACACGCTGATGAACATGCGCATCCAACCGGGTGCAAATTCGTTCGGATATCACCTGGCCTTCGGTACAGCTGCGGATCGCATCGGGAACAATACCTTCATCGCGTGTCATTGCGAGTTCCCCGGCAATACCGTGACCGGATATGCGCTCGGGACAGGAGCCAAGAACACGACGATCATCGCGCCTCGCATCGAAGGTCTTGCAACAGGCTTTGAAATTACGGCAAACGCATTAAACACAAGCGTATATAACCCGTATTTTGATAGCACTACGACCAACATAAGTAACGCATCAACGTCAACTACTGTTTTTGGGCCCAACGGTTTTAGTATCAATACCAGTGCGGCTTCGCCAAATTGGGGTACTGAAATTAACTACAACGGATACCCCGGTGCCGTTGTTCGTTTTAAGGGCGCTACGGGTGGCGAAACGCAAACATTTAACAATTCAACTGCTGTAAAGTCGGATGGCGTTTACGCATCCGGTTACGGCGGCGGAACTAACTTTGGCGTTGGCGCAAACGGGTTTTATAGCCTCACAACGGGCGGTGATTACGGAATTGGCACGTCGGATGCAAATTGGTTAGGTCTGGGCAGTAACGCTTTGGTACGAGCCAAAGTGCAGCCGAATGGCGCTATTAACTTTGTGCCATTAGCAAGCGATCCAACGGGTGCCGTTGCTGGTGATGTTTATTACAACAGCGGAACTAACAAACTTCGGTGCTACAACGGCACTTCTTGGAACGATTTATTCTGAGGTTAAAGCATCATGGCTGACAAAAAGATTTCCCAACTTACTAACGCATCTACGCCGCTGGCGGGCACTGAGGTTCTGCCTATTGTGCAGAGCGGAAACACCGTTAAAGTATCCGTAGCTAACTTAACGGCTGGGCGCGCTGTATCAGCATCTTCGGTAACATCTTCGGGCGCCATTACGTCGCAAAGCAGTAGCATTGTTTCGCGCACGTCAACGGGCGGTAGTTTTGTTCTTGACAGCACTGTTGCAGGGCAACAAAACACCATAACTGGGCTTGTTGATAACGGAAATTTGTTTGGCACTATTAACTACGTCGGCGTTGACCACGTATTTAAGTACGGCGGTACTGAGGTTTTCCGTGCCAAATCCGACGGCAACGTAGCTATTGCTAACGGCAATCTGCAAATTAGCACCGCCGCCAAAGGCATCGACTTCTCCGCTAACACCCACGCGGCGGGAATGACGAGCGAGTTGCTTGACTGGTACGAGGAAGGAACTTGGACGCCAACTGCTACTGCTCCTTCCGGCGCATTTACAACTGTTACTACAAGCGGAACTTACACTCGAATGGGTAACATTGTGCGCGCGGGGTTTAGGGTCACGATTGCCAACATTGGTACCGCAACGGCGATTAGTTTTATCGGCGGTTTGCCGTTTGCCTCATCGTCTGGTAATTGGGCTGCGGGCGTGATGAGAGAGCAAGTTAACACGGGAGTAATGTGGCAGGGAATTGTGAGTAATAGCACTACGTCCATCAACGTATTCAACTACAACAATTCGCAATCTATATCTAATGGCGCGGAATTTGTAGGCAGTATTGTTTACGAGTGCGCGTGAGATAGCCTATGGCACTTACCAAAGTTACAAACTCCATGATCGTTGGCGCAGCCGTCAACGTGTTGGATTTTGGTGCAAAAGGTGATGGCGTAAATGACGATACGGCAGAGATTCAATCTGCCGTTACGTCGTTGGCGGCGTCAGGCGGTACGGTCTACGTGCCTGAAGGCATCTACGTTGTCTCTGCGCCTATTACGGTTCCTTCCGGCGTTGCTATTGTTGGCGACGGAATAGGTGTTACGCGCTTTAGCGCCACGCTAGCATTTACCGCTGATCAACCTGTTTTTTATGCTAATGCGGCTAACATAACTCGGTTTGAAAACTTTTCTATCCTCGGCAATACAAATGGAACCAACGGCGCAGGAACGGGCGTCCATTGCAAAACGGGTTTTGGCAATCAGATTCGTAGCGTATTCATAAGCAATACGACTCAAGCCGGAATTCGCTTAGAAGAACAGAATACGGCATGGGTGGATTCTTGTTGGTTATTGTCTACAGGTCGAGTCGGCTATTCTGACAACCACGGAATCATGGTGTATTCGACGTTGGGATCAACTGTTGATAACTACAACATTAAGATCACTAACAATAAGATTCAAAGCGCATACCGTAAAGGCATTACAGACTACGCGCCTAATGCCGGAATCATAGATTTGCTAGTCGAAGGCAACACAGTTACAAGCTGCGGCCTTGGTGGCATTTACTTAGGTACCGATCTCGGCCGCGATATTCGGATTGTAAACAACTATGTTGCTGACTGTTATGTCGGTATTCAGTACGGCCCTGGAAAAAACAGCATTATTTCGGGGAATAACGTCCGTAGCACAACTACGGGATTTGGTATTTCGTTTTTGGACGTGGACAATTTAGTTGTTTCTAACAACACCGTTGTTAATTCTGCAACGGGCGGTATTGTGACTACGGTTCTTTCCGGCGTTCGTAACGCACAAGTCTCTATTTGCGGAAACATTGTCCATAACTCCAACCGAACCACGGCGGGGTATGCACCCGGCATTGACGTACAAGATTGCGACAATGCTGTCGCAACCGGGAACATTGTGTACGACGATTCCGGGTCGATTAAAACGACTCATGGCATTGTTGACGGATCGGCTAACGTCAATTTTCAAATTTTGGGTAATACCGTACTAAACGTCAGCTCAAGCAACTATTTGATTCAATCCAACACCGCCATGCTGCAAGACTTGACTTACGGTCAAACGCAAAACTTTTTGGGCGGCATTACGGTTCAACAAACCGCAGTTACGCTTGCAAACGGCACAAACAACAACGTTGCATTGCCGGTTAGAACAGGTGTACTGCGTGTAACCGGCCCAACCGGCGCATTTTCCATTACGGGATTAACGAATGGTCAAGTTGGGCGTCAATTAACTTTGGTTAACGACACTAACCAAAACATGACGCTAAAAATTAACGATGGTGCTTCATCAGCGGCTAATCGTTTATTCTTGACAAGCGGTATAGATAAAGTAATCGCGGCGTACAATTCCGTGACGTTGATGTACGTTACCACGCAAGGCAATAACTTTTGGGTTGACGTATAAAACTTGACGTTTTCTTGCAACAAGATATATTTAACCCGTACTGGCCCGGTTGACCAGGGATTCATTAGGAATCAAAATGTCTGAAATTGAAGTAGTAGCGGAACAAGTACCCGCGCCGGAACCGGTTGCTACGGCTGCACCGGAACCCGAAGTTGTTGCCCAAGAGGCAACCCCGCCGGAGGAAAAGCTTGCCAAGACGTTCTCCCAAGAGGAGCTCGACGCGCTGGTAGGCAAGAGGCTTGCACGGGAACGTCGCAAGTGGGAGCGAGAGCAAGCGCTAAAAGCGCCTGAGTTTCAGACTCAGACGCCCGCCACGCTGCCTGACCGGGACGTTGACCCCGACGCTTATACGGATGCTTTAGCTATCCGCAAAGCCGAGGAAATGTTAACTAAACGTGAGGCAGAGCGGCAGCAGCGCGAGCTGTTGATGGCCTATAAGGAACGTGAAGAAGTAGCTTTTGACAAGTACGACGACTTTGAACAGGTCGTGTACAACCGATCGCTGCCAATCACGACCGTAATGGCCGAGACGATTCAGGCTTCGGATGTTGGTCCCGATGTAGCATACTACTTAGGTTCTAACCCCCGCGAAGCTGAACGTATTTCCCGTTTGTTGCCCTACCTGCAAGCTAAAGAGATTGGTAGGATTGAAGTCCAATTAACCGACAATCCGCCAGTTAAACGAACAACCAATGCGCCCCCGCCGATTAAGCCTGTGACGGCTAAAACCGTAGGCGCGCCGGCCCGAGACACGACGGACCCACGCTCAGTCAAGGACATGAGCACGTCGGAGTGGATTGACGCCGAGCGTCTGAGACAGATTAAGCAGTGGGAAGCGCGGCGTACCCGCTAACTTCTTTTTTGGAGACATATTGTGGCTAATACCCTTCTTACTATTGACATGATTACGCGGAAGGCTCTGGAAATCCTGGAAAACAACCTCGTAATCACCCGTAACGTGAACCGTCAGTACGACGACAGCTTTGCTGTCGAAGGTGCCAAGATCGGTTCGACCCTCCGCATCCGTCTGCCGGATCGCGCTCTTGTGACCGACGGCGCTGCGCTTCAGGTTCAGGACGACAATGAGCAGTTCACCACGCTCACCGTCGCCTCCCAGAAGCACATCGGCATCAACTTCACCAGCGCCGAAATGGCCCTTCAGTTGGACGATTTTGCTGACCGCGTGCTCAAGCCGCGTATCAGCCAGTTGGCTTCCAGCATCGACGCCGACGTGGCAAGCTCGTTCAAGAGCGTGTTCCAGTCGGTCGGTACGCCTGGCGTCACCCCCGGCACCTCGCTCGTTCTGTTGCAGGCGCAGCAGAAGCTGAACGAAGCTGCCGCTGGTATGGCTCCGCGCTACGCCACCGTCAACCCGGCGGCCAACGCTGGCCTCGTCGAAGGCATGAAGGGCTTGTTCAACCCGGTTGATTCAATCAGCCGCCAGTTCAAGAACGGCATGATGGGCGAAGGCATCCTCGGCTACGACGAGATCAACATGTCTCAGTCGATCAAGCAGCACACCAACGGCTCGGCTTCGCGCGCGGACACCCCGATTGTGAAGACCACGCTTGTCAACGGCGCCAGCAAGCTGACGCTCGACAACGTGACCGATAGCTTGACCTTGGTGCCTGGCGACGTGTTCACCATTGCTGGCGTGTATGCGGTCAACCCGCAGACCCGCGAGTCCACTGGTGCGCTCCAGCAGTTTGTGGTGCAAAACACCGTGACCTCGGCTGCGACTGAGTTCGTCGATGTTGAGTTCCTGCCGGCTGTGTACGGCCCGACGCACGCCCTCGCCACGGTTAGCAAGCTGCCGACCGCCGGTGATGTCGTGACCTACGTGGGCGCCGCTTCTGGCCAGTACGCTCAGAACCTTGTGTACCATAAGGATGCGATCACGTTTGCCACCGCCGACCTCCTGCTCCCGCAGGGTGTTGACTTGGCGTCGCGTCAGGTTCACAACGGCATCTCCATGCGCGTTGTCCGTCAGTACGACATCAACAACGACCGTATGCCCTGCCGTATTGATGTGCTGTATGGCTTCTCGGTGATTCGTCCGCAGATGGCCTGCCGCATCTGGGGCTGATTCTTAACTTTATTCACGGAGTAACTAAATATGGCACTTCCTAACGGTACTAGTGGCTATCAGGTTGGCGTCGGCAATGCCGCCGAGCCAATCATGGGCGTTCTCGGTCCGGTGACGGCGTACGCCGGCAGCACGGGCACCATCGTTGTCGCCGATCTTGTGAACGGCGTGTTTTCGGTGGATTCGGGCGGCACGGATGCCGGCACGTACTCGGTCGCGGCTGCGTCCCTTGTGGACGCCGCTGTGTCGAGCGCGCGTGTAAGCAGCACGTTTGACTTTTTCTGCGTTAACCTCGGTGACAACGCAGCAAACGACGTGACGTTCTCAGGCACGGGCTGGACATTTGTGGGCGCTGCGGTGGTTGCTGACGGTACGTCAGCGCATTTCCGTGCTCGCAAGACCGGCGACGCGGCTTGGACTTGCTACCGCATCTCGTAATAGCAACGCCCCCGGCGGGTTAAACCGCTGGGGGCACTTCTTGAAGGAGTATTAATATGCCTAATACAAAGGCGGTTGGTGTTGCGTTTTCGGACCCCGAGCTTGACGGTGCAGTAATCGGTGCTGCGGGCGGTACGGTCGGATTTTTCGGCACGACGCCGGTTGCTGAAGGTGCGGCTCTTACAACCCAGCTTACGGCAATTACGTCTACGGCTCCGTCTACCGCAGACTTTGCGATTCAGGATTTGACTCAGACGACCCCGTTTGGCTTTGTTACTAAAAACGAAGGCAACACGGTGCTGTCGGTGATTGCAAATCTCCAGACTCGCGTTGCTCAGTTGGAGTCGCGGTTTCAGGCTTACGGGCTTCTGCCGTAACTATGAACATATATCTTCGCCACCCAGTTCACGGGCTAAAAATCGCCATCTCGAATGTAGAGGCGGCTATGGACCACGAACACGGTTGGGAGGAGTATGATCCTTTGGAGCCGGCGGCGCGGCAGGCTGAGCTTGCTGCGTCGCCGGATTCTGTTGTTACCGGGAACGAGTTAAGGGTACGGCGCAAGAGGAAAGAGTAAGTCATGGCAACCGCAGGCGATCAGATTAACGGAGCTTTGCGTCTGCTTGGTATCTTGGCTGAAGGCGAGACGCCTTCGGCTGCGATGGCCCAAGACGCCCTGTCGGCGTTTGACCAAATGGTCGATAGCTGGAACACCGAGCGTCTTGCGGTGTTCTGTACGCAAGACCAGACCTATTTCTGGCCCGCAGGGGAGCGTATTCAGACGCTTGGCCCGACGGGCGATTTCTTGTATTTGCTTGGCACGCAGAGTGAAGTGCCAATCACTACACAAGACGATGTTTACATTTCAGTTGAAGACGGCAATAACGTAGCGCAGCGTCCAATTCTGCTTGATGACTCCACCTTTTTCCGTGATCCGACGACCAACGTGTCGTACGGCATAAAGTTTATTAACCAGTTGCAGTACAACAACATTGCGGTCAAAACGGTGCAGAGCACCTATCCGCAGGTGATTTTTGTAAACAACACGTTCCCGAACATCTCTATGTCGGTTTACCCAGTGCCTAACCGGACGCTGGAGTTTCACTTCATCTCAGTGCAGCGGCTGTTAGACCCGGCGGCGCTTGACACCCAAATCTTGATGCCGCCAGGCTATCTGCGGGCGTTCCGCTACAACTTGGCGCTGGAATTGGCGCCTGAGTTTGGCGTTGAGCCTGCGCCTGAAGTGCGTCGCGTGGCGATGTACAGCAAGCGCAATCTCAAGCGTATCAACAACCCGCGTGACCTGATGGCTATGCCGTACAGCCTTATGGCGCGGCGTAATCGCTACAACATTTACGCCGGGAACTTTTAATGAAAACGCCGATTCTCGGGTCGTCTTACGTTGCACGCAGCGTAAACGCCGCCGACGCTCGGCTGGTGAATCTGTACCCCGAGGTCATACCCGAGGCAGGCAAAGAACCCGCGTATCTTCAGCGTTGCCCTGGTATGCGGCGGTTTATGTCTGTCGGCAGCGGGCCTATTCGCGGGCTGTACCCGCTTAGCAGCTCGCTGTTTGTTGCATCTGGGCAAGAGTTTTACAAGATTGATGAAAACCTTAACGTCACTAAACTGGGCGACATCGAGGGTAACGGCGCGGTGTCCATGGCGGACAACGGTATTCAGATATTTGTAGCCTGTAACCCAAAGGGATACATCTACAACAACAACACCGACGTATTCCAAGAGATTACCGACCCTGACTTCCCCGGTGCCGTCACCGTGGGGTACCTCGATGGGTACTTTGTGTTTAACGAGCCGAACAGCCAGCGTATCTGGGTGACGGCGCTGCTTGATGGCCTGTCGGTTGATCCGCTTGACTTCGCGTCAGCCGAAGGTTCGCCGGACGGCTTGGTATCCATCATCATAGACCACCGCGAAGCGTGGCTGTTTGGCACCAACTCTGTTGAAGTCTGGTACAACTCGGGCGATCCTGACTTCCCGTTGACGCGCATCCAAGGCGCGTACAACGAAATTGGGTGCCTCGCGCCGTATTCTGTGGCTAAGTTAGATAACAGTGTGTTTTGGTTGGGGTCTGATGCCCGTGGACAGGGCATCGTATACCGCGCACAAGGCTATCAAGGCGTGCGCGTTTCGACCCATGCGGTCGAGTTCGCCATCCAAAACTACTCTGATTTGTCTGACGCTGTGGCGTACACGTACCAGCAGGACGGCCACGCGTTCTACGTGCTGATTTTCCCGACGGCCAACACCACATGGGTGTATGACGCCGCGACCGGCGCTTGGCATGAACGCGCAGCGTTTCAGACAGGTCAATTCCGTCGCCATCGCTCAAACTGCCATGCCCGTTTTAAGGGCAAGCCGATCTTGGGCGATTTCCAAGATGGCCGTCTCTACGAGTTTGATTTGCGGTATTTCCGCGACGACACGCAGTTGCAGAAATGGCTGCGAACATGGCGCGCGCTGCCGACCGGCCAGAACAACCTAACCCGTACCATCCACCACCAGTTGCAGCTTGACTGCCAGACGGGTGTGGGCGGGCTATACGACGACCCCGGCTTCCTTGAGCAACAAGCGCCTGGGTACATCTTGCAGCAAGACCTTGGCAACATCGTTGTTGAGGGCGAGCCGGAGAACAGCGTTGTCAATCCGCAGGTCATGCTGCGCTGGTCTGATGACGGCGGCCACACTTGGAGCTACGAGCGGTGGGAATCGCTTGGGCCGATTGGCGCAACGCAGACCCGCGTGATCTGGCGTCGGCTTGGCGCAACCCTCAAGTCGCGCGATCGCGTGTACGAAGTCTCCGCTGCCGACCCGATGGTGACGGCAATCATGGGCGCTGAACTCAGGATAGCCGGAACTAGTGCCTAACATCACTAACATCCCGGCGCCTCGCGTACCGTTCATTGACGAGCGGACGGGCCTCATTTCGCGTGAATGGTTTAGGTTTCTAAACAACCAGTTCACGCTGACAGGCAGCGGCACAACGCAAATCACGACGGCTGACCTTGAGCTTACCCCAGCATTGGCGGCTACGGTAGAAGATGCCGTGCCGGTATTGGAGTCGGAGATACAGGCGCTTAAAATAGCGCCCCGGTATCCCGAACCCGCCCCGATAAATTTTGGGTCGTTCTCGTCTACGCAGACTCAAACGGCGACAACTATCAACACGGCCAAAGCCATCACGTACGACACCGCCGACACGGCCTACGGCGTCTACCGCGACCCGGCCGATAACAGCAAGATTAAGGTGTCTCGCCCCGCTATTTACAACGTCCAGTTTTCCATTCAGGTGGACAAGACTTCAGGCGGTACCGGCCACTTTTACATTTGGGCCGCTATTAACGGCACGGCGGTTGCTAATTCTGGGTCGGTAATTCGAGTTCAGGGCAACAACGCCGAAATCTTCTCGGCTGCAAACTTTTTCTTGCCGCTATCCAACGGCGACTATTTTCAGTTATATTTTTCGGTGGACAGCCTTAGCGTGCAGTTGGAGCACTTTGCTGCTTCGGCCCCTGTGCCGGCAATTCCGTCCATTATATTGACCGTTATGCAGGTGTACATATGAGCGTATTTCTCTCTCCATTTGCCGGTGTCGGGGCACAGTTTTTCGACAACAACGGCAATATCCTGTCGGGCGGCAAGCTCTACACGTATGCAGCGGGCACCACGACCCCGCAGGCGACCTATACGTCGTCTTCTGGAGCTGCCCCTAATACCAACCCCATCGTCCTTAACGCCGCCGGTAGGACCGCTAATGCGGTCTGGCTGACGCAGGGTGCGTCATACAAGTTCGTTCTTCAGACCTCGGCGAACGTCACGATTGGCACGTACGACGACGTGTCGGGTGTTAACGACTTCAGCGTGCAGGGCATTGAGTGGGCGGACATCGCCGGTACGCCCGACACGCTGTCGGGTTACGGCATCACGGACGCCTACACCAAAACGGCCTCGGACGCCAAGTTTGCGCCGATTGCCAGCCCGACGTTTACGGGCACGGTTCTCATTCCCGATAACGCGCCGTCTAACACAAACTATGAGGCAGGCTATCGAGATGCGCCGCAGAACAGCAAAACGACGGGCTATACGCTGATTGCATCGGATGCTGGTAAGTCAATTTTGATGAACGGCACCAGCGTTACGCTCACAATCCCGGCTAACTCGTCAGTTCCGTTCCCGGTCGGCACGGTCATAATTTTTATTAATGTCAACGCGACTAACCTTTCGATTGCGATTACCTCAGACACGTTGACGTTGGCTAACAGCACGACGACCGGCACCCGAACGCTTGCCCGTAATGGCGTAGCAACTTGTATTAAGATTGCCGGTACGTCTTGGCTTATCAGCGGAGCAGGATTGACCTGATGGGCGGCGCAACCCTCGCAGCGTTCTTTAACGGCAGTGCCGGTGGCGCTGGCGCGGGCGTCTATGATGCGAGCGAACCCGGCTCTGGATCGGTGACGATTCCGGCTGGCGCAACAGGCGCGACAATCGAAGTTTGGGGCGCGGGCGGCGGCGGCGGCACCGGCGGCACGTATTTCATCGCGCCTGGAGAGCCGGAATTTTACGAAGGCGGCGGTGGCGGTGGTGGCGGGTATGCCAAGACGGTACTTGTCCTTGGCGTTGGCGACCCCTTAAAAACAATCAATTTTACCGTTGGCACCGGAGGCGCTGGAGGCAGCGGTGCCCCAGCCACGGCGGGGACGTTCTCAAACGTTTACAGTGGCACCTACACAATTACGACCATGACGGCAAATGGTGGTCTGCAAGGCACTTCCACGCCGTCGTATACCCAAGGCGCGGGTGGTACGGCCTCTGGCGGTAATACGGTGCCGGGGACGACTGGCAACGGCGGAGCTTTGTTCACTAACGCCGGGGCAACAGGCATAGTTGGCGATAACAGTTTGACAGCCGGATATGGCGGCAACGGCGGTTTTGCCGAAGGCGAAAACGGTGGGAATGGCCGTGTTCGTATGGTCTTTACGTTCTAAGGTGACACATGGCAGTTAACGTACGAGTTTTAATTCCGGCCAAGATTGCCGAGTCTAGCCAGACGACGCAGTACAACGCCTCTGGCGTGTCGGTCATCATCGACAAGTTTACGGCGACTAATTTCGACACGTCGGCTCGGACCCTTTCGGTCAACCTTGTGACGCAGTTTGATAACGCCGGCAACCAGAACCTAATCATTAAAAGCAAGACCCTGCTGCCCTCGGAGACGTACACGTTCCCCGAAATCGTCGGCCATGTGCTTGCTCCTGGCGGGTCGATTTCAACGATCGCGTCAGCGGCCACGGCCATCAACATCCGCGCTTCGGGTCGGGAGATTTCGTGATTGTCCGCAGCGCCATCGCCGAGGACTTGCCGCGTTACCTGCCGCTTGCGCAGGCGTTTCACGCGGCGTCCCCGATGCACGGCGTCATCCCGTTTGACGTGGACGGGTATTCAGACTTTTACTTACGCGCCATGCTCGACCCGACGGTTGGCGTCTGGTTGGCAGAAGATGAAGGCGTCGTTATTGGCATCGCCGGCGCATTGTTCTACCCTATGTACTTCAGCCCGACCAGTATGGTAGTGCAGGAGCTGTGGTGGTGGCTAACTCCCGAAGCGCGGGGCAAAGGGGCAGGTCAGGCTATGTACAAAACGATTGAATCGTGGGCAATCGCAAAAGGCGCCGCCGCGCTCTTTATGATTGCCCTTGAAGATGAACGCGCAGATAAGATGGCCAGTCTTTATGCGCGAAAAGGCTTTCGTCCTATGGAACGCACGTACATTAGAGAGGTGGCGTAATGGCCATTGGAACCGCAGCAGCAATTCTTGGCAGCGCCGTTATCGGTGGGGCTGTCGCATCGCGGGGGGCTAGCAAAGCCTCCCGAGCGCAGACTCAGGCCGCCGATCAAGCGGCGCAGTTGCAGCGAGAGATATTTGAACGGCAGACGGAGCTGCAAGAGCCGTTTCGTCAAGCGGGCATTACATCGCAGAATGAGCTGATGCGGATGCTCGGCCTTGGTGGCGAAGCGGGCACACCGGGCTACGGGTCCATTGGCGCGCCGTTTACGGCGGAGCAGATGGAAGCCGACCCCGGCTACGCGTTCCGTCTTGCGGAAGGCGAGAAGGCGTTGGGGCGTATGCAGGCCGCGCGCGGGCAGTATTTGGGTGGCGGAGCAATCCGCGCCGGTGCTCGATACGGGCAAGAAATGGGTTCGCAGGAGTACATGAACGCCTTTAACCGCGCGCAGGCGCTGATGGGCACGCGCCTCGGCGCGCTCGGCAGCCTCTACGGTGCGGGACAGGCCGCCGCGCAGCAGGTGGGTCAACAAGCGGGGCAGTACGGCACCAACGTCGGTAATTTGCTTATGCAAAGCGGTCAGGCTCGCGCGTCGGGCTACCTTGGCCAATCAAACGCGCTGTCGCAGGCGCTGGGGCAGGGTGCTATGGGGTACGGCCTCTACCGGGGCGGCTATTTTAACCCGCCCGCTGGCGGCGCGCCCGGTGCTGGCGCCGCCGGCGCTGCTGGCTTGTTGGGAGGACCGTAATCATGGCAGTTATCGGTGCAACCCAGTTGGAGCCGGTCAATGTCCTCGGGCAATACGTTCAGGGGCTAGAAGCGGGGCGTGGCGCGCGCAAACAACGTGCGGCGGACGAAGCCGCTATGATGGACGCGCAACGCGCTGCCGAGCTGCGCAACTTCCTTACGGCGACTCCTGATTTAACTACGCCTGAAGCGCAGAACCAGCTTATGCGGTTTGGCAAACCTGGCGCCGAAGTGGCAGCCTCGTTTGCTGACATTGCGGGCAAGCGCGCCACGGCAGAGAAGACCGGCCTTGAGGCTCGCGGCCTCGAAGTTAAAATAGCCGACGAAAACTATGGCCGGTTCCAGAAGATGCTCGGCGATCTGGCGTATGGCGACGCGCCGCCTACTAAAGCGCAAGTGCTTGATAGCCTAGACTTTATGATTGCACAGGGCACCCTTGTGCCGCAGTTCCGCGACTACGCAGTCAACACGTTGCCTGAAGACCCGGCGCAACTTCAAGCGGTGCTGCGCGGGCAGTTTTTGTCACAAGTGCCGCCGGCGGAGCGGGCTAAGTTGTTTGTGCCGATGTCGCGCGATGTTGAGGCGCAGAGAATGCGCATTGCTGGTGCGGGGGCTGCTCGCACCACGATTACCATGCCGGCGGCCAGAGAGTTCAGCAAAACGCTGGGCGAAACGGCAGCCAAGCGGCTTGATGATTTCCGTACGAAAGCCGAGTCAGCCGTATCTTCGCTGCAAAATTCTGAACAACTTTCGCCGCTATTGGACGATCCGAAGTTTATTTCGGGCACGTTTGCCAATGCGCGGACGGCTGTGGCTAAAGCCGTTGGTATTGACGTGTCAGCAACCGAAGCTTACTTTGCTGGCGTTGGTCAGCAGGTCGCGGAACGTATTACAGCGTTCGGTGCCGGTACGGGCCTTTCGGACGCTGACCGCGAGTTTGCCAAAAAGATTGCGGCGGGCGAGGAGACGCTTGACGTTAACAGTATCCGCCGAATCATCCGCATCAACAACCAGTCGGCTCAAAATGTCATTGATCGGTACAACACCGAGCGCGGTATGTTGGCTAAGAAAGAGCCTGAAGTGTTGAACTACTATCCCGAAATCAATGTTTCCCGCCAGGTCAAACGTCGCGGTACATTGAATGGCCGCTCCGTGGTTGAATACACGGACGGGAGCGTTGAGTATGGCGATTGACCCCAGCAAGGTTAAGTGGGACGCTCCCGCTCAACCGACCACGGCCCGAAGAAGCGCGCCGATTGACCCAAGCAAAGTTGCTTGGGAGGCGACCGAAGGGCGCGGCGCGGTAGGCCAAGAGTCGGCTGGCCGCACTTGGGCACAGGTTGGCCGTGAAGCTATCAGCAACGTTCCTGAGAGCGGGATGAAGTTGCTTAAAGGTCTTTACACTGCTGTTACCAGCCCCGTCAAAACGGTAAACGAACTTGCTGAAGTGTTTACGGGCGCGTACATACGATTCCTTCCGCCCGAGTGGATAGCCCGGCCCGATATAGCGCAAGGGTTTATTGACAAGGCTAATGCTGTCGGTGGCGCATACCGCGACCGTTACAGCAGCGTCGAAGCGTTTAAGAACACCATTGCAACGGACCCCGTTGGCTTTCTCGCTGATGTGTCCACGCTAACGGGTGCAGGCGCCGCCGCCGCGCCAGGTCGCGCCGGACAAGTGCTCGGCACTGTTTCGCGTGTTACGGACCCCACGCGCGTTGTTACGGCACCTGTGGCGGTTGCCGGTCGCGCTGGCGTCAACGCGCTGGAACGCGCAGCAATCGGTGGTAAGGCTAATGTGCTACTTGAAGCCGCTGAAGGCCGCGCACCGGAAATCATCAACGCGCTGCGGCAGCCAGAGATTGTGCCGGGCGCTACGCCGACGGCGGGCGAGGCGGCAGCCGACGTAGGCGCGACGCGCTTCGCGGCGTTACAAGAGTCGGCAGAAAAGGTTCTGCCGTCTGAGTACATGGCCCGCCGTCAGGCGCAGGACGCCGCGCGCGCGGCGGCTATCCGCGAGGTGGGTGGCACGCCGATTCAGCTTGAGACGGCGCGTAAGGTGCGTGACGCCACGGCTAAGACCAACTACGGCGTCGCAGGTAAGCAGCTTGTAGACGTGGATGAAGTGTTTGCTGATCTGTTGTCGCGTCCTTCCATGGACAAGGTAATGGCCCGCGCAGCCAACATCGCTGCGGAGCGCAAACAACCGTTTGTGATTGGCAAAGATATGCCCGAGCAGCGCATTCCGTCGTCTATCCTTGGCCCCGGCGGTGCGCCGGCGCGAGAGGTGATTGTCCCTGCGCAATCCGCGCAGTACCCCGTGCAAAGCCTGCACTACATAAAAATGGCGTACGACGACCTTATCCGTGACCCGGCGATGTTTGGCATTGGCAAGACCGAAGCTGCTGCGGTTGCAGGTACTCGCGCCGAGTTCTTAACCTGGTTGGAAGGTAAGGCCAGCGCGTACAAAGGCGCCCGCGAGACATTTGCGCGGCAAAGCGGCCCAATCAACCAGATGGAAGTTGGTCAGTATCTTGAAAGCAAGTTGACCTCAGCTCTGCAAGGTGAACAGAAGCTCCGCCCGGCAGCCTTTGCGGGAGCCGTTGAAGCCGCGCCGCAGACAATTCAGCGTGCTGCGGTAGGCGCTCCACGGTATCAAAAACTTTCCGACGTGTTGACGCCCGATCAGGTCAAGATTGTCGAGGACATTCGCAAAGACTTGGCACGTCAGGCGCTTTACCGCGAGCAAGCTCGCGCAGCCCGTCCCGCCGGCCCAAGCGCCGAGCGCGCCGGTACGGAGCTCTTGGTTGAAGCCGCTGGGGGCGCGCAGTTGCCGACGTTGCTCAACCGCGTGACAACCGTGGCCAACGCTATCCTCAAACGGCTTGCGGGCAAGATTGACCGCAAACTTGCCATCGAGATTGCCACTGACATGTTGCAGCCGGAGACGGCGGCGTTAGCCCTTGAGGCTGCGCAGCGTCGCGCTGGCGCGGTCCAGACCGCAACCGGCGCAGTCCGTGCAGGTGGCGCAGCCGCGCAGCGTGCGGCAGCGCCCGCAGCCGTCATTACCAACGCGCTCGCTGGAGCTGAAGCGCGCCAAAACGCATTAGCCCCCTAAGGAGACGATTATGCCCCCGGCAATTAAAGGTGCGCTTAAATCCAAAACGGTGTGGTGGAACGTTGCGCTGGCGCTGCTTGCCAGCCTAGAGATGTTTGCCGGTCACTTGACGACGTTGTTTGGGCAAGACGTTGCGGCGTCAATCTTGCTGGTTGGTGCGGTCACGAACTTGGTGCTGCGCACGATTACAACGCAGGCGCTTGCAGATAAGACGTGACGGTTGAAACCAAGGACTTGCGCCTGCTCAAGACGGACTACGGCTACAAGGTCAAGTCGGTCGCCGATCGGGTAACAAGATTAGAAAAACGGATTGATTGGGTTGAGAAGCTGTTGTGGCTGTCGGCGGGTGCGCTGATAAGTTGGCTTGTTACCCTAGTGCTACGGAGCGTGTAATGGACGACGGGCAGATTCTTTTTAACATCGCCATTGGGATTGCTGGCGTGTTTGGCGGGTGGATTCTTAACAACATTAGCCGCAGCATCGAACGATTGGATCGTGACGTGCGAGTGCTGCCGTTGACGTACGTGACCCGTGCCGACTACCGCTCCGACATCGACGACATCAAAACGATGCTTATGCGCATAACCGACAAGCTAGACGCCAAGGCAGACAAGCCGTGACGCTAGGCCAAAAGCAGCGCGTGTATGCTCGCTTGGTGGCCAAACTTATCGAAAAGGCTTACGAGCTGGGCTATGAGGTCTCACTAGGCGACGCCTATAGAGACCCCAAAGTCCACGGCGCCTTGGGCGTACGTAAGTCCTACAGCCACCCAAATAGCGCCCATAAGGTGCGCTTGGCGATTGACTTAAATCTGTTCCAAAACGGCGAATACCTAGAACAGTCCGAGGATCACCGCCCGTTAGGCGAGTGGTGGGAGCAGCAGCACCCCTTGGCGCGCTGGGGCGGACGGTTCAACGACGGTAATCACTACTCTTTTGAGCACAACGGCGTAAAGTAGTGCCTTACTGGTTACTGAAGTACGCGCCCCATCTGGTTGCCGTCGCCGTACTGATTGCCGGCGCGGCGCTTGCTGTCCACAAAATCCGCGAGGGTGTACGCGATGAACTGGCGCCTAAAATTGACCGTCTGGAGACTGAACTACGGACCGAACGCGCTACTCGTATACGCGCTGAAATGGCTTCGAGCGCATACGCATCCGAACTGGCTGCTCTTGCTAGTCGTCCTGTTCGCAATACTCCTGTCCGGTTGTGCCGCCAGCCCGCCGCCGTGCCAGCCCGTAGCGCCCCCGAAGGAGCTGATGGAGCCGCCCCCACCGCCGGGAGCGGTGCAGGATCGGCTGGAGCAAATTTTGAACAAGGGCCAGACATCGGCCCCGACCTCCGCGAGCTAGCCGCCCAATGCGACGCGCAAAACGCAAAGCTGCGTGCGTTGCAACAGTGGGCGCAGCCAACGCCGTAACACGTAGCGACGGTATCCCCCGGCAATTCCAACTTGCCGGTCACATAATCAAAGTAAAAGTTATTTTGCCCTCAAAGTGGCGGCACGGCAAAAATTGTGTTGGAATGTGGCTTCCTGACAAATATGAGATTCATATTCTAAGTTCTTGTAAAGGCACGAATCGCCAGCAGGTTTGGGCTCACGAAGCCGTCCATGCGTTGCTTGATGTTGCGGGGCACGATGACTTGTCTCGCCAAGAGCAACTGGTAGATCGCCTTGGGCATCTACTGCAACAAATGCTTACTACGATGGAATAAACGATGGCTCGTAAAGTATCCGACGATCAGCTAATGAAAGCACTGCACGAAGCTAACGGAGTTAGAGCCGAAGCGGCGCGGTTGTTGAATGTCCACACCCGGTCCATCATGGCCCGAATCGACGGGCTTAAAGCCAAGGGGTTTGAGGTTCCCGACTCAACGTACAACAAGGCTACGCTGCCTGAGAAAGACTTTGAGTTTACCCCGCTGCCGATGGACGACGTGCCGATTGAGCAGCTTATTGAACACCGCAAGCGCCAGTTTGCGCATAAGCGTGACCACGAAGAAGCCAGTAAGCTCATCCCCGTACGAATCAAGATACCTGGCGCCATAGGCATCCTGTTCTTTGGCGACCCGCACGTTGATGACGACGGCACTGACATCGACGCGCTAGAGCGGCACACGCAACTTGTCTCCGATACCGACGGGTTGTTTGCCGTCAACGTAGGCGACACCACGAACAACTGGGTAGGCCGCTTGGCCAAGCTTTACGGCGAGCAGGGTACGTCAGCGGCGCAGGCTTGGCGTCTTGCCGAGTGGTTCGTAGGCCGATGCAACTGGCTCTGGATACTTGGCGGCAACCACGACTTGTGGTCAGGCGCGGGCGATCCGATGCGTTGGATTGCTAAACAGCAGGACGCGCTTTACAAGTCAAGCGAGGCGCGCATCGCGCTACGCTTCCCGAACGGGGCCGAGGTACGCGTCAACAGCCGGCATGACCACACCGGCTCGTCAATCTGGAACCCAGCGCACGGGCCGATGAAGGCCGCCATCATGGGCACCCGCGACCACATCTACGTCGCCGGGCACAAGCACGAATCGGCTTATTCGGTGCTTAAAGACCCGATTACGGGCATCGCCATGCACACAATGAAGGTCGCCAGCTACAAGGTTTACGATCGCTACGCCAAGGAACGGGGCTTCCGCGATAACGCCTTCAGCCCCTGTGCGCTCGTAACGATTAACCCGAGCCTGTCGCCAGACCATCCCGACATGGTAAAGGTCTGGTGGGCGCCCGAGGAGGGCGCGGAATACTTACGCTACCTGCGCGGGCGGGGCTAGTAGCGCCATCATCTCGGCTCGCTCTCGCGTCGCGCGCAGGGCGCAATACCGTTGGTGCAGCCGCTCGACAAACGTGACGCGCTGGCGGTCAACCAGCTCCACGTCGAGGAGGGCTTTGACCTCAGTTTCGGTCATTTGGTTCAATTGTGCGTTTAATTCGCGCCAGTTCATTTTAGCTCCCACATTGCTACGTCCGACATGGCGCGCTTGTCATGCAACGCCGCCCAAATCTTCTCGTCAATCGTCTTGCCCGTTTGCAGGACATAGACCCACACATCGTGCCGCTGGCCGCTACGGTGCAGCCGCCCAATCGTCTGCTCGTATTCCTCAAGCGACCAGGGCAGCGAGACAAACACCATCCGACAGCCGCCGTGCTGCAAGTTAAGCCCGTGACCCGCCGACTTTGGGTGGATCAATAGCAGCTCAACCTCGCCCCGGTTCCAGGCGTCAATCACGCCCGGCTCGTCAATCGTCCGCGCTTGCGGGTACCAACGCTTGAGCACTTCCAGCTCGGCTTGGTAATTGTAAACAATTATCGTATTGGCGTGTTGGTTTTCGTCGAGCAAGTCTTCTAGCAACTCTAACTTGTGGTCTGAAAACCACACCGTTTTCTGCGTTACGTCAAACTTGCCGGGGCGGTCCGACGCCGTGCGGGTCGTGTCGTAGACAAACCCCGAAGACATCTGCTGTAGCTTGGCCGTGACGGCGGCAGCGTTCGCTGCAATCGCCTGCGCGTCAGGAAACTCCACCATAAAGTCCCGTTTCATCTTCTCGTAAGGCTCGCGGTCAAGTAGCTCGCAACGTAACGTTACGGTGTGCAACGGCGGCAGTTTGTCTTTGTACTCGCCAGGCTCTAGCACATAGGTCGCGGGCTTGATCCGCGCCATCACCTGCGGCAACGCGCCGGTAGCGGGCGTCCACTCGCCATACTCTCGGTTGATGCAGATAAAATACTGTTGCAGAAAGGCGCCCTTGCTGCGTCCAAGTAGGCTTTGGTCGATGATTTTGCATTGCCCAAACACGTCCTCTAGGCCGTTTGACGTGAAGCTGCCCGTCAGCCCCCACCGAAGTTTAATCGGCTCTAATGCCTTCAGAATGGCTTTAAAGCGAACCCCCGACGGGTTCTTGAGGCGCGTCAGCTCGTCAAACACCACGCCGTCAAAGTCCATCTTCTGCTTAGCCAGCCATTGCAAGTTGTCGTAGTTGATGACCACCACACGGGCATCCGATTGCAACGCTTTTGTCCGCCACGCGGGCGAGCCTACGGCAACCGATAGGGTGAGATCGGGCGTCCATATAGGTGCCTCAACCGGCCACACGTGCTGCGCCACCCGCAGGGGCGCCACGACCAGCCAGCGCTTGACCACGCCATCGCGCAGCGCATCGCGCATGGCCGTAAGAGTAAGCGCCGTCTTGCCGGCGCCTACGGGCGCCAGCACCATCGCGCGGTCGTTGGCGTAGAGGAAGTCGGCGGCGTCAGCCTGATATGGACGTAACCCAAGCATCGACTTCCTCCGCGTTTGACAGCAGGGCGTACTTCTGCCGCAGCCCCACCATCTGTTTCGCAAACCGTTCCTGCAACGCCGTGCGCCTACCGCCGGGGCGCTTCAGCTCCACGAACCAAGTGTCGCCGTTTGGCAAGCAGACGATGCGATCCGATACGCCGCGATTGGCAGGACTGACAAACTTCCAGGTCTGACCCCCGGCGCGCTGCACCGCCCAATCCAACCGTTGCTCGATGTCTTTTTCTTTCATGCCCACACACTATCTTGTAACAGAAGGCTTGACAAGCCAAATCGTCCGATTTAGGCTTACGCAAACACACTAAAGGAGAGTCCTCGATGAGTCATAGCAACATAGTCGGCGGGTCCACCGCCAAGCGCGTGATTAATTGCCCTGGCAGCGTCGCGCTGTGCCAGCAAGTCCCCCCGAAGCCGAGCAGCAAGTACGCCGACGAAGGCACGCTGCTGCACAACGTCATGGCCGAGATTCTGGGTTCCGATAAGGAGCTGCGCCACACGCTCGACATGGAGTACAACGGCGTCAAACTTACCGGCGACCTAGTTGATGAGAAAGTTCGCCCAGCCATGGACGCAATCAATGAAATCGACCCAGATGCACAGCTTGAATTCGCAGTCGAACGAACCGTCAGCTTCGGTGATTTTCTGCCGGGTGTGTTTGGTTCTTGTGATCTTATCGGTCGGATTGGCAATCGCGCTATCGTATTGGATTGGAAATTCGGTGATGGCGTGGCCGTCGAAGTTGAAGAAAACTTCCAGCTTCTGTTTTATGCGGCTGCGGCGATGCGCACGCCGGAGCTTGAGTGGGTGTTCAAGGATGTCACCGAAATAGAGTGCATCATTGTCCAGCCCCCGCAGGTAAAGCGATGGGTTACATCGTTTGACCGCGTGCGCCAGTTTGAGCGCGAGTTGGCCTATGCCGTTAAACAGTCGGCTAAGCCCGACGCGCTGCTCAAGATTGGCGATCATTGCCGTTGGTGCGCAGCCAAGCCCATTTGTCCTTTGATGACGGGCGCCGTCGATCGGGCCATGCAGACGCAGATTAAGGAGTTGGACGCCGCGCAGCTTGGGCAGATGCTAGAGCGTGCGGCAGTGCTCGAAGATTGGATTAGCGACTTGCGCGGTCTTGCGATGCAGGTGCTAGAGTCAGGTAATCCGGTGCCGGGCTATAAGCTCGTCGCCAAGCGTGCCATGCGGCAGTGGCGCGATGACGAGCGCGCCAAGCAGGCGCTGCTTGCGCATCTGCCTTCAGAGGACGTGATTGAGACGACTGTGGTTAGCCCGGCTCAGGCGGAGAAGAAGCTTAAGAAGCTGAAGCTCCCCCTGCCGGATGACCTCGTTGTCTCAGTCTCGACGGGCAACACGATGGCGCCGGAGAGCGATCCCCGGCCCGCCGTGCTGCAAATCGGGCAGCAGTTGACTGCGGCCCTTTCTAAAATAGTGTAAGGAGTAGAGTAATGTCGAATATCACTGCGTTCAGCAAGGCGGGTCTGCCCGCTGTCACTTCCCTGTCCACGGCTCTGCGTAACATCGAAGTGGAGGTCGGCCCGGTCGGGTCGGCTATCCTCAAGATGGATAAGACGGGCCACTGGGTCTTCGGCGCGGATCAAACCGAGGCCGAGGAAAACAGCCGGTGGGCAGTCAATCCCTTCTCGTTCGTCCACGGCTTTATCGCGTGGGGCGACGGCGAGGTGCTCGGCGAGAAGATGGTGTCGGTGTCGCAGCCGCTGCCGGAACTTGAGCCCGCGCCCCCGCAGAGCAAGAAGGGGTGGGAGACTCAGGTTGGCATGAGCTTGAAGTGCATCACGGGCGAGGACGCGGGCCTTGAGGCTCGCTACAGCACTACGTCCGTGGGCGGCAAGCGTGCCGTGCAGACCTTGGCGGCGGCCATCGCAGCCCAGGTCGAGCGTGACCAGAGCAAGCCCGTGCCGGTGGTGGTTCTGAAGAAGGAACACTACCAGCACAAGTCCTACGGTCGCATCTACACGCCGGTCTTTGAGATCGTCGAGTGGGTGTCCATGGACGGCGAGGCTCCCTCGGCACCGGAGGGCGATGACACGCCTCCGCCGGCTGCTGCGGCTCGTCGGCGTCGCGTTGCGTAATGGAGCGGGGGCCGGCAACGGCCCCCGATTCTTCGATGGCAATACTTTGGCTTGACTTTGAAACCCGTAGCCGGTGCGACCTACCGGCGGCGGGTGCGTACAACTACGCCTTGGACGCGAGCACTGAGGTGCTGTGCATGTCCTACGCCTTCGACGATGGCGAGGTCGAGACGTGGTTGCCGAAGCACCCGTTTCCCGAGCGCGTGGCTAACTTCAAGGGCCAGATACGCGCGCACAACGCTGCCTTTGAGCGGCTTATCTTCTGGTATGTCCTTGACATGCCGTTCGCCTTGTCGCAGTTCTACTGCACGGCCGCTCAGGCGCGGGCCAACTGCCTGCCTGGTAGCCTTGAGGACATCGGCCGTGCCCTGTCGTCCAAGATGAAGAAGGACTACCGAGGCGCGCAGCTTATCCGGCAGTTGTCCATCCCCCGCGCTGACGGGACGTTCAACACCGACCCTGAGCTGATGGCCGAGATGGTCGCCTACTGCGAGCAGGACGTGCGCGCCATGCGCGAGATTAGCAAGGCCATGCGCGACCTGTCGGACACCGAGCTGGCCGATTACCACGTCAACGAGCGCATCAACGACGCCGGCGTCATGGTGGACGTGCCGCTCTGCGAGGCCGCCGTGCGCTACGCTGAGGTCGAGCTGCAGGATATTGAGCGGATCGTGGCCGAGGTTACGCAGGGCGCGATAACGACCGTCCGCTCGCCTAAGATGCGCGAGTGGGTGCTGGAGCGCGTCGGGCCCGAGGCCAAGCGCCTGATGACCGTCCACAAGGACGGCGAAAAGAAGTTTAGTATTGACAAGACCGTGCGAGCCAACCTGCTTGCCATGGACAACGCCGATGAGGTGCCGCCCGACGTGGCGGATGTAATCCAATGCGCCGATGACCTTTGGGCCTCGTCGGTAGCCAAGTTCAACCGGCTGAAGCAGCTAGCCGACGTGGAGGACGCTCGTGTCCGTGGAGCCTTTATATTTGCTGGTGGAAGTGCCACCGGGCGTGCTTCAAGCTACGGCGCGCAAGTCCATAACTTTACGCGTAAGTGCGTCAAACAGCCCGACGCGGTTAGACATGCCCTGGTGCGCGGTCACAGTATCGTGCCCGAGTTCGGTCGCCGCGTTACAGACGTTCTTAAAGGAATGTTGCGCCCAGCCCTTGTCCCCGCCCGAGGTAACATTTTCGTCGTGGCCGATTGGGCAGCGATAGAGGCCCGTGCGACCGCGTGGCTGTCCGCCGACCGACTCGCCGAGGACGTGTTGGACGCCTTCCGCCAAGGTGGCGACATCTACAAGCGCGAGGCCGGCGGCATCTATGGCCTGGCGCCGGAGGCGGTCAACGACGAGCAGCGCCAGATCGGCAAGGTCGCCATCCTCTCGCTTGGCTTCGCGGGTGGCGTCGGAGCGTTCAGCGCCATGGGCCGAGCCTACGGCCTGAGTATGCCCGAGGCCGAGGCGCAGCGTATCGTCGACCGATGGCGCCGGGCGAACCCTTGGGCGGTGCGTTACTGGCAGAAGCTGGAGGACGCCTACACCCGCGCCATGCGAAATGTCAACCATGAAATACGAGCGGGCCGCGTGGCGTACATGTACGACGGGCAGCATCTTTGGTATGCCCTGCCGTCAGGCCGCGTGCTATGTTATCCGTTCGCCCGTCTGGAGTCGGACGGGGTGAGTTACCTCAAAGCCGCCTGGAAGCCTGCGCAGGATGCGACCGAATGGCCGCGCGCGCGGCTGTGGAAGGGTTTGGCTTGCGAGAACATCACACAGGCGACCGCCAACGATCTGCTAAGGCATAGCCTGCGTGAGCTCGACCGTCAGGGGCTGCGTACGGTGCTGCACATCCATGACGAAATCGTCATTGAGTGCGCCGACGAAGCCGCCGAGGCGGTCGCCGAGGTGTTGAATACGGTTATGTGTACGGCGCCTGACTGGGCTGCGGGGTTTCCGCTCAAGGCCGAAGTCAAGGTCATGGCGCGGTACGGTAAGGGCTAAAAAAAGCCCGGTGGGTTAGGCCGGGCTAACGAAGACTGGAGATGTCTACGATGAGATTCGCCGACTATATTAACAATATCGCCCCCGAAGGGGAAACCATTTTGTTCGTCCGTCAGAAGCCAATCGTCCGAAAGGGCGAGCATCTGACGCATAACGACGGGACGCCGAAATACACCTGGCCGCCCGCCCTGTTCGACACTTACCAACGCCGGCCTGATGGGGCGTGGTACGCCAACACGGGCTGCTTCATCGTTGACCGCATGGCGGATGGCCTCTCGGCCTCTGCGGCCAACTGCGAGCGCGTGGCGTTCATGGTGCTGGATGACATCGGCACCAAGTCCAAGGTACCGCCGCTGGAACCGACGTGGAAGCTAGAGACGAGCCCCGGCAACTACCAGTGGGGCTACACGTTCGGCCTAGACGATCAGCCGACCAAGGGCGAGTTCTCGGCCGCCATCAAGGCCATCGCCGATGCGGGTTATACCGACCCCGGTGCAATCAACCCCGTACGTAACTTCCGCATTGAGGGTAGTGTTAACCTCAAGGAAGGCCGCAACAACTTTGCCGCCATCCTAGCCGAGTTTTACCCCGAGCGCGAGTACACGCTTGCGCAGATTTGTCAAGCGTTTAACGTCACCCCCGGCGCTGTAGACACGGCGTATATACGCGGCGTATACCTTGAGGACGATGGCCTCGACACGGTGCTAGAGTGGGTCCGCGAGCGCGGGCTACTGCTCGATAAGGCCAACGGCGAGGGCTGGTACGGCGTTGTCTGCCCTAACCACGCCGAGCACACGACGGGCGACCCCGGCGGGCGCTACAATCCCCTTACGCGTAGCTACACCTGCTTCCACGGCCATTGTGGCGACTGGAACAGCGAGGCGTTCCTGCGGTGGGTTGAAGCCGAAGGCGGCCCCAAGACGGGCTACGGCCTGCGGGATGACCTGCTCGCAAAAAAGATGGAGTCCGCTTTGGCCAGAATCACCCCCACCGAGGAGTTCCCCGACGAGGCCGCCAAGGTCATTGAGGAGGTCGAGCGCCGCGAACTGGGGCGCATCGAACGGGCGCAATGGTATGAGCGTTTTGCTTATATCCAAGATGATGACAGCTACTTTGACATGGTGGATCGCCGCGAAATCAGCCGGCAGACGTTCAACGCCCTGTTCCGCCACATCCCCTGCCGCAGCATCCGCTCCAACCGCAACATCGAAGCCTCTGTCTGCTTCGATGAGAACCGGCAGGCCATGGGCGCTCACTCGCTCGTCGGCGTCACGTTCGCCGCCGGCGAGTCTATCCTTGTCTCGCGCAACGGCCTGGTCTACGGCAACCGTTGGCGCGACGCGCGACCGGCGGCTAGCGACGGCGACGTGGCCGTGTGGTTAGAGCACGCCGAGCGCATGATCCCCGACCCGGTTGAGCGCGAGCACGTCTTCAACGTCATGGCCTACAAGCGCCAGCACGCCAACCAGAAAATCAACCATGCCGTCCTGCACGCCGGTCGCCCTGGCAGCGGTAAGGACACGCTCTGGGCGCCGTTCCTGTGGTCTATCGGCGGCCATACCCACGTCAACGTGGCAATCGTCAAGAACGAGGAACTTAACTCGCAGTGGGGCTATGCCCTAGAGTCCGAGGTCATCGTCATCAACGAGCTGCGGCAGGCCGAGGCTAAAGACCGGCGGGCGCTTGAAAACAGCCTGAAGCCTGTCATCGCCGCGCCGCCTGAACTTCTGAGCGTGAACCGCAAGGGCTTGCACCCGTATGATGCCCTTAACCGCGTGTTCGTACTGTCCTTCTCTAACGAGCGCGCCGCCATCAGTTTGCCCTCCGATGACCGGCGGTGGTTCGTTGTCTGGTCGGAGGCCGAGCGTCTGCCCGAGGCCGACGCCGCCCGTATCTGGGCATGGTATAAGTCCGGCGGGTTTGAGGCCGTGGCTGCGTGGCTCGACGCCCGCGACGTGTCGGCGTTCAACCCTGGCGCCGCGCCGCCCATGACCGAGGCCAAGTTGATTATGATTGAATCGGCCATGTCTACGGCCGAGTCGTTCTTGGTCGAGATGATTCGGCAGCGTCAGGGCGACTTTGCCCGTGGCGTCATCGGCTCGCCCTTCTTCGCCCTCTGTGATCGTCTGCAAGGTCTGGCGCCTACAGGCGTCAAGGTCGTATCCCCGGCGCTCATGCACGCGCTTCGCGAGGCGGGGTGGGTGGACTGCGGTCGGTTGCACTCCCGCGAGTGGCCGACGCGCAAGCACGTTTTCTGCCACCCGCAATTCGCCAACCTTACCAAGTCGGAATTGCGGCACATGGCCGAAGATAAAGCTCCGGCGCTATCTATCGTCGGGAAATAGCCACTCAACGAGGACTGCGGCGGCGATGGTCAAGAGTAAGTAGATCACGCTGTTTGGCCTGTAGTTGATTGTATCGAATGGCGACGAATTGGCGGTCACTGGGCGGCTTATAGCGCCGTCCAAGCCCCTTGCGCGCCTCCCTGCGCGCTACGTCAATCCATCGGCAGATGCGCCGCGTCCACCAGTCAGCGGTCGTCAGCTTTGGCATGGGTCACTTCGTCCCCCTTGCCCGGATTGCGTTGACGATTTCCTGCGCGTTGTTGTCCGACACGCACAGCCCGTAGACGATTGGGCAAATTGCCTCCCGCTCGGCCTCTGCGACAAGGGCGGCGAAGCGTTGGTCACGAACTTCCAACCATCCGGGGGGATATTCGCCTTTTTCGTAGATGGTGTCGGCGTAGTCCTCGGCCTCCCGCGCCCATCGGATAATGTCCTCGCGTGTCACGGCTTCACCTCCCGCGCCTTAAGCATGGCGTCGGCCATAAGGTATGCAGCCCGTGCGCCGAGTTCAAAATACTCATCGTCTGACTTCGTCCCAAAGTCAATGAACCCCGCCAACGCCTGCCCCGCGAACCAGTCGCGCAGGGTCATGCCGTTGTAGGGAAAAGCCTGATGCGTCGATTGGTTCAACTTGAATTGGCTTGCCGGGCGCGGAAACGCCGGGCCACCGTCGTTAATCTTGCTCATACTCGCTCCTCCAGTCGCTTGACTCTCTCGCGCAGTTCTTCCAGTTCCTTTGCGTACCGCCAACACCGCTCACGTAGTTGCCGGATCTCGGCGCGGTACTCCGTCGTGGTGTGTACCCGGCTGTCCCATTCAGCGTCCAACGGGTCGGGCTCGTAGTGCTCGGTCATACTGTCTCCCTCTCAGTGTGACTGGTACAGATAGCGGCGGCTAGTGCGGATGCGGCCTGGATAGCCGCCGCGACTGCCGGCTCTAGTGCGCTAGGGTCGGCCGGCGGCTCGCACGCCAGTATCAGGTTATCCAGCGCCTCTAGCGCGCGCTCGGCGGCGTTGTGTAGGTTACTCACGCTCGCCCTCCTCAACTAGCCGTGTAACGAACCAGAGCGCCTTGGCGTAGTCCTCATGGGCGTCGCCCTTGTGCCCTGCACGGGATAGGTACTTAAGGGCTGATAGCCGCAGATAGCCCTGGAATTCCTCCGGCGTACTCTTAGCCCTCATGTAGTCGATAGCTTCGATCCCCCCGACCTTGTAATGGTCGGGGTTGATGGTGTCACGTGTCCGCATACTGTCCCCCTTCACCAGTAGTCGCCGCCAGTTCGCCGGCGGCTGCATGCCCAGTTAGGCGGCGGGACGCGGCGCCAGTCCTGGCGCGCGATGGCATGCCGCCACCGGCTACCCGTTAGCCAATATAGCCAAGTAATCATGCGGCATCTCCCGCGCAGTCCCACGCGTGATAGGTATCTATCGCGTCGTCGTCGTCGTCGTCGTCGTCGTCAGCGTCCCACTCTGTGTAGTACGAGTCGCCGTCGCCGTCGGCGTACATGGATTCCCATTCCTCGGGGGTGAAGTGCTTATGCAAGCAAGCATCGGAGCAGTAATACTCACAGCCGCTGTCGATGCAATAGCCCTCGTTCATGCCCTTGCCGCACTCCGAACAGGTGCGAGCGTACTTCTTGTGAGCCATGTCACTCACCCTCCGCCTTAATATCGTCGAGCATATGCTCGGCGATCTCGTGCCAGTTGACATCCTTCAGGAAGGCGCGCGCGTAGTCCACGGCGAGGCCTTCTAACGAGCCGTCCTGCGTGACCACGCTATCGGCGTATTCTTCCAACAGTTGGCCGAGGCCGTAGGCGTCGTCGTCGGCGACCTCGGTTGGGTACAAGTCGCGGACATCCAAACAGTCGAATATCTCTAGCGCAACGCGCCATGTGGCGTAATTAGTCCAGCCGTTGTACTTGGTGTCGGTCGTCATGGTGTAGTGTCCTTTAGGTTAGTTAAGAGCGGGCGGCCGTGGGCGCCGCCCTTAGGATCGGATGATTAGGCGGCTTCTTCGGCGACGGCGGCGGCCGTGTCCGCGCTGTACGGCAACGCGTCATCGTGTGCCATGCGGCACGCCATGCGCGCAACGTCGGCCGTCAAGTCGTTACGCATGGGCATAACGAGTGCGAGCACGCCGATGGTGTTGTCCGTCACTACAGTCGGGAACTCGCCGCGCATGTGGATACGGATGCCGTGTTGTCCGGCTTTCTTTTTCGGCACGTTCCGCGCGATGGAGAGCGCCTCGCACGCGTCGGCGAGATACTGAGTGTTGAGTACGGCCGGCACATGCTCGCCTACGTCATCAGCTTTAGGGACGACGCGGCGCCACTCAGGGAAACGGCCGTCCAATGTGCGGCCGGTAACGGAACCCGTCGGCGTGCCAATAGCTACGGCCGTTTCGTCAATCGTAACAGTAACGTCAATAGTGCCCAGCGACTTGCCGCGCGCGTATTCGCCGGTAAATTGCTTCAACGCGGCGTCAATAGTCTCGTTCGGGATGATGACTGCAGGGTATACAGACTTGACGCCGCGCGCGTTGGCGGCGAACAGGCGATGCCCATCGGTGGCGACAACCTTACCGGCGGCGGTATCCAGATAGATGCCATTCAAGTACGCGCGCACGTCATTTTCGGCGGCGTGGGTACGAGCGGCGCGCAGGGTGGCAAGAGAAACGGTGAGTGTGTACATGGTGGATTGTCCTTTAGTGTGTTGGATTGTACGAGATTAGGTTACAGCAGGTTAGTCGTTCAATGCAAGACAGATTATTGCGCTCGCCTGCGCAAACAGGGCGAGGCCAAGTGTGGCGGCTCCCATGTAGGCGCCGAACGTGAGGATCGCGGAGCAGCAGAACAAAAGGTTGGAGAATTTCATGGGGTGTACCTCAGAGCGTAAAGTCAGAGAGATTGTTGGCGAACATAACGCCCCACACCTTGCCGCCCGTGGTGAGGCTATAGACGGGTTCAGTACGGCAACGCATTCCGTTGTAAGCATTTTTAATATGGCGAATGGCGACAAATTGGCCGGCGGCCAAGTCGTCTTCACCGTTTTCGGTAAACACATGCGACTTGACGCGGGCGGTGCGGAACAGTTCGTACTTCTTCGGGTTAGTTTCAAAATCTGCATGGTCGAACATGGCGTGTACCTCAGTTGCGTTGTCGATGGGTGCAGAGTAGACGCGCGCGCGTAGGCTGTCAAGCATTTTTTTACAATGGCGTGTGTGGGCAATGTGGGTAATGGTGTGGGTCATGTTTTGCGGACGAATTGCCCACGCGCAAGTGCCTATAAACATAGGGCGCGAATGGGATTGTGGGCATTGTGGGTCATCTCTTTATCTTTAAGCTAAGAAAAAGATACTACTGTATAAACATACAGCCCGTAGCGGCTGGCGCGCATTCCGTTGGAGCCGCTGCGATTTAATTTTCGTGACCACATTGCCCACATGACCCACAAATCGCCCATGCCTTCGATTTGTGGGCAATGTGGGTCATCCAAAACCAAATGACCCACATTGCCCACAAGTCGATGTGTTCGCACGCGATCGGCTAGCCGCACGGTGCTAACAGTCGGGGGGCGCGTAGCCGTTGCCCACATTGCCCACGCTGCCCACCGCGCCCAGGCTGAATGCGAACGAGAATCATTTGCAACTGTGGGGTGGCCCGGCCCGCGCGGTGGCTGTACCTGTTATAGAGGGGTTGCACAAATTTTTTATTTTTTAACCGCACGCAGTCAGTCCTGCACATCGCTTGTCTTTTGCTTACACGCACGGTAGTGTTGCAACATGTTCAAATCGCTTCCGCACGCACCCCGGCAGTTGAACGCCACTGAGGCGCGGCTACAGGCCATTTATGACGCGGCGGCACTCGGGCTGAAAGGTGATAACCTTGCCTTGGCGGCAGGGCTGTTGCCGACGGAGTACCGCCGGCTACGTCAGATGGACCAGCTCGCCGAGATGGCGGAGGCTAAAGGGCGTGCCGACGCTGAAGCTGAGGCTGCGGGGCAGTTGCGCGAAGCGGCGCGAAATGGCGATAGCAAAGCGGCGCTCTCGCTCCTTCAGCATGTGCATGGCTGGGTGGCGAAGCAACAGGTGCAGGTTGATATCAAGCAGCAGATCAGCGTCATTGCGGCGTTGCAAGAGGCAGAATCTCGCGTCATTGAAGGCCGAGTATTGCAGGATGAACCGGCTGCATTGACCCGCGCGTCTACCACGCCCACCACGCACGCCACCCAAGCCCTAACGGCAGAATATGCAACTTCCGATATATAGCGCCGAGGACGAGCAGCTACTGATGACTCGGCTGTGGTCGCCGAGCGTCAAGGACGACCCCGAGGCGTTCGTGCTGTTTGCGTTCCCGTGGGGGCAGAAAGGCACGCCGCTTGAGAACTTCAGCGGGCCGCGCAAGTGGCAGCGCGACGTGTTGCGCAAGGTGGCCGCTCACATCGCTAAGAACAAGAGCGCGACTGGGTACGACGTGCTGCGCATGGCCACCGCCTCGGGGCGCGGCATCGGTAAGTCGGCTCTGGTCAGTTGGCTCATCCTGTGGATGCTATCGACACGCATCGGCTCGACTATCATCGTGTCGGCTAACTCAGAAGCCCAGCTACGCTCGGTCACTTGGGCTGAGGTGACTAAGTGGCTCTCGCTGCTGCTCAACAGTCATTGGTTCGAGGTCAGTGCGACGCGGGTCATGCCGGCTAAGTGGCTGGCGGAGATCGTCGAGCGCGACCTGAAGAAAGGCACGCGGTACTGGTCGGTCGAGGGGCGGCTCTGGAGCGAGGAGAACCCCGACGCGTACGCCGGTGTCCACAACTTCGACGGTGTGATGGTCATCTTCGATGAGGCGTCGGGCATACCGGACCCCATCTGGGCGGTAACGTCGGGGTTTTTTACGGAGAACACGCCCAATCGCTTCTGGCTCTCCTTCAGTAACCCGCGACGCAACGAGGGGTATTTTTATGAGTGTTTCAACGCAAAAAGGGAATTCTGGCAAACGCAAAGCATCGACGCGCGTCAAGTTGAAGACACCGACAAAGCGGTCTACGAGCAGATCATCGCCGAGTATGGCGCCGACAGCAGCCAGGCTAAAGTCGAGGTCTACGGAGAGTTCCCTTCAGACGGCGACGACCAGTTCATTGCTCCGCGAATTGTGGACGAGGCTGTGGCGCGCGCCCGCTACAAGGATGAGACGGCTCCGCGAGTCGTTGGGGTAGACCCCGCCCGATCCGGCGCCGACAGCACCGTCATCGTCGTAAGGCAGGGGCGCGACATTGTGGCAATCAAGCGCTACCGGGGCGAGGACACTATGGTCACTGTCGGGCGCGTCATCGACGCGATCGAGGAGTACAAACCCGCGCTCACGGTGATTGACGAGGGTGGGCTTGGCTATGGCATACTTGACCGGCTGAAAGAGCAGCGGTATAAGGTTCGTGGGGTAAACTTTGGCTGGAAGGCTAAGAACCCCGTGATGTGGGGCAACAAGCGCGCCGAGATGTGGGGCGACATGCGGGAATGGCTACGCACGGCGAGCATCCCGCCTGATCGGCTACTCAAGTCGGACTTGTGCGGGCCGCACACCAAGCCTAACTCGTCGGGGACGATCTTCTTGGAAGGTAAGAAAGAGATGAAGGCTAGAGGTCAAGCGTCGCCGGATGCGGCAGACGCGCTCGCCGTCACTTTCGCCTACCCGCTTGCAAGCCGTGAGGCGCGCGACATACCAAGACGAGTGGTCGCCCAGCAGGGTGGCAACGGCATGGCGAGCAGTTGGATGGGGGCCTGATGGCACGCAAGTCGGTCAGTCTGTCGGTAGGTCGCGGTGAGAAGCAGCCCGTGTCGAAGGGTGCGGGCTTGACGGCCAAGGGCCGAGCCAAGTACAACCGCGCTACGGGTAGCAGCCTCAAGGCTCCTGCGCCCAGTCCCAAGACTAAGGCGGACGAAGGGCGTAAGAAGTCGTTCTGCGCGCGCATGAAGGGTGTGGTGGCTAAGGCCAAGGGGCCAGCCGAACGGGCACGGGCGTCACTAAGAAGGTGGAAATGTGGCTAAGCCAGGCTTGTATAGTAACATTCACGCTAAGCGGGCGCGCATTGCAGCCGGCAGTGGTGAGAAGATGCGCAAACCGGGCGCCGCAGGCGCACCGACCGCTAAAGCGTTCCGTCAATCGGCTAAGACAGCCAAAAAGAGGAAGTAATCATGCGATACGGCCCCATGGGCGTTTCCAAACGCGCCACAATTGGCGAAATGCTGGCCCAACCCTCTGCTTCGGCTGCTCAGCAGCCTCGGATGCCGATGCCGCCCCGGCGCGTGTCTGAGGACATTATCCGCACAACGACGAACTTCCGCCCCTCGCCCATGCCGATGCGCAGCCGGGGGAGAGCTCGCTAATGCCGCTCGTTAAGTCCGCAAGCAAAGGCGCGTTCCGCAAGAACATCAAAGCGGAGATGCAAGCTGGCAAGCCGTCAAAACAGGCTGTAGCGATTGCGTATGCGGTCCAGCGTAAGGCACAAGGTAAGAAGCGCAAGTAATGGCAAAAGACCCCACAGGGCTTAGAGGCGCCGCTCGCGTTGCCAACACGCCGACCAACCGGGGCAAAGCCGCCCGCGACCCAGCTGATGTACTGGCCACGGCGCGCTCGCGCCTTACTATGGCCCTCTCGGCGTACTCTGACAGCCGCCAAGACGAGCTAGATGACCTGCGTTTCATGGCAGGATCGCCGGACAATCAGTGGCAGTGGCCCCAAGACGTGTTGGCAACGCGCGGCTCGGTGCAAGGACAGACGGTCAACGCGCGTCCGTGCCTGACCATCAACAAGCTGCCGCAGCACGTGCGGCAGGTAACCAACGATCAGCGTCAGAATCGCCCTGCTGGTAAGGTTATTCCGGTCGATGACAAGGCCGACGTTGAAGTAGCAGAGGTTTTTGACGGAATTGTTCGTCACATCGAGTACATTTCGGATGCGGATGTCGCCTACGACACCGCGTGCGACAACCAGGTAACTTATGGCGAAGGGTATTTCCGCATTTTGACGGAATACTGCGACGAAAATACGTTCGATCAAGACCTTCGCATAGGCCGCATCCGAAATAGCTTCAGTGTGTACATGGACCCGACCATCCAAGACCCTTGCGGGGCGGATGCGGAGTGGTGCTTCATTACCGAAGACATCCCAAAGGCCGATTTTGAGCGTGCGTACCCCGATGCAGAGCCGATTTCGTCGGTTTTGCAGCGTGGTGTAGGCGATCAGGCGCTTTCGCAGTGGATTAACCAAGATACCGTCCGAATTGCTGAGTATTTCTACAAAGAACACAGTAAAGAGACGTTGAATCTGTATGCCGGCAACCAAACGGCGTTTGAAGGGTCGCCTGAAGCGCAAGAGCTGGAAATGCTCGGCCTTCAGCCGATCCGTAAGCGCGAAGTTGACGTAAAACGCGTCAAATGGGTCAAGACCAACGGTTACGAACTGCTTGAAGAAAGCGAGTGGCTTGGCAAATGGATTCCGGTTATTCGTGTAATCGGTAACGAGTTTGAAGTTGAAGGCCGCATGTACGTGTCGGGCCTTGTGCGTAACGCCAAGGACGCCCAGCGCATGTACAACTACTGGGTGTCGCAGGAAGCAGAGATGCTGGCCTTGGCGCCCAAGGCGCCGTTTATCGGCTACGGCGGCCAGTTTGAAGGCTACGAACAGCAATGGAAGACGGCCAACACGACGAACTGGCCGTACCTCGAAGTTAACCCCGACGTGACAGACGGACAGGGCGCAGTCCTGCCGCTGCCACAGCGTGCCCCGCCACCGCTCGCCCAGACAGGCTTAATCCAAGCAAAGATGGGCGCTGCCGACGACATCAAGGCCGCTACCGGCCAGTACGATGCCAGCCTCGGTATACGGTCCAATGAGCGCACGGGTCGGGCCATCTTGGCGCGTGAACGGCAAGGCGACACAGGTACATATCACTTTGTAGATAACTTAGCTCGGGCTATTCGCTATGGGACGCGCCAACTCGTTGATTTGATTCCGAAGATTTACGATACCCAGCGTATCGCGCGAATCATCGGCATTGATGGAGAAACCGCGACGGCTAAGATCAACCCGATGCAGACTGAGCCTGTCCGCCGAGTAATGGACGATGCGGGTATTGTGATCGAGAAGATTTACAACCCGTCTGTTGGTAAGTACGACGTTGCGGTCACGACCGGCCCGTCCTACGCGACCAAGCGCCAAGAGGCGATGGACGCGATGGGGCAAATTCTGCAAGCCAATCCGGCGTTGTGGCAAGTTGCAGGCGACTTGTTTGTCAAGAACATGGACTGGCCAGGTGCTCAAGAGATTGCTAAACGGCTGGCTAAGACGATTGATCCGAAGCTAATGGCGGACGAGGACGACCCGGCGCTTCAGGCTGCCCAGCAGCAAATGGAGGCTATGGGGCAAGAAATGCAGATGATGCAGGAGATGCTCCAGCGCGTGCAGCAGTCGATGGAAGCCCGCGAGGTGCAAATCAAGGAGTTTGAAGCCGAGGTCAAGGCGTATGGCGCCGAAACTGACCGCATCAAGGCAGTTGAAAGCGGTTTGAGTGAGGAACAGATTCAGGACATTATAATGGGCACTTTGGCCGGCATGATGAATAATGGCGAGCTTGTGTCGCCTAGCGCAGAGCGCGAGATGCCCATGCAGCCTGAGATGGGCATGGGAACCCCGCCGCCGATGCCACCTGAGATGGGCATGGGAGCGCCGCCACAATGAGTTGTGAAGTCTTTATCGGGCACATCTTTCTAGCTCGGGATGTTGCCCATTCGACGCACTTGAACACCCGTAACTACGCAAAACATAAGGCTTTGCAGAAGTTTTACGAGGGGGTTATCGAGCTATCGGACGCATTTGCTGAAGCGTATCAAGGCCGGTATGGGCTAATTGGCCCAGTCGCGCTACAGTCGGCTAAAAAGACGAACAATGTGCTCGACTTTTTGCAAGATGAGCTGAAGACGCTTGAGGAAATGCGTTACACGGTTTGTAGTAAAGAGGATACTCCTCTACAAAATTTGATTGATGAGATACTGACGTTGTATCTTACGACCATTTATAAACTGCGCTTCTTAGCGTGAGGGTAGAACATGGAACTTCTTAATCCGATGGCCGATGCCGTATACCCCGGTCGTACGGTAGCGTACACGGGCACCGCTGGCTCCACGGCGACTTGGCAGCCTGGCCCGCAGGGCGTAGTAGTGTGGTCAACAACTAACGCATACATTGTTGTAGGCGAGGGTGTGACTGCAACGACTTCTAGCACTCCGATCCCCGCGGGCGTGCCTATCGCGTTTAAAGTGCCTGAAGGCACTGGCGCGCCGTGGCGAGTAAGCGCCATTCAACAGGTTTCTGGCGGCTCAATTTTTGCCAAACCTATCAACATCCGATGAGTTTCGGGGACGACATTCGCAACGGCGTTCCTATCGGGTTGCCGTCAATTCTGTCGTTGGGGCTGCCGCCTCTGGTCAACCCGTACCCCGCGCTTAACCTTGACTTCATTAACAATCCGCTTGATCCCCGCATCACCTTCACCCGCGCAACCACGGCGACCTATTTCAACTCGTCTGGCGTACTGTCTACGGCGGCATCTGGCGTTGCCCGTTTCGACTACAACCCCACGACGCTCGCAGCGCAGGGCTTGCTCATTGAGGAGCAGAGAACCAACCTGCTGACGTATTCTGAGCAGTTTGATAATGCTGTTTGGACAAAAACCCGCTCGTCCATAACTGCTGATGCAACAACATCGCCAGATGGAA